CAGGGCGCGTTAAATCGCGCTGGCTTTGCAGCTGATCGAGTGTCACAGCGTTTTGGAGGCGATGCCGCGCCAGAAATTAACAAGCTTGCAGAGCAAACACGCGGCGCAATTTTTGCCATGGAGCAATTAATCAGAAAACGTCGCGAAGCGTTGGCGGCAGGCCCAGGGACAAAAGGTGAAGAGCCTAAATTAGATCCACAGCTAAAGGCTGCACAGCAACGAATTGAAGCACTGTTGGCGCAATTGGATGCAAGTGGGAGCGGGTCAACTTCCTCAAGGCTTTCAGAGGCCGACAGAAAACGATTGCAATTAGCAAGAGAAGTCCAACAAATTGAAGAAGCTGCCTTAAGAACGCAAGAGGAGAAAGCAAAAGCCTATGAAGATCAATTCCGCAGCATAGATGACCAAAGAATTATTCTTGAGGCAACGTTACGCGGCAACGTTGAAGAAGTTAAAAACGCTATGTTATTGCGTGATTTAATTCGTGAGAACGGAGTAGAACGGGGCAACATTCTTTACAACGCAGAACTGTTTAACCAAGAATTAGAAAGGCAAGTTGATTTGCACGATGAGGCTCAAAAAGCCTTGGAAGCTCAAGCGCAAAAAATGGACGATCTTTATCAAGGTATTGGCCAATCAATTCAAACGGGAATTGTTGACGCATTAACTGCAGCCGTTGAAGGCACGAAATCGCTTGCTGACGTGGCGTCTCAGGTCTTGCGACAAGTTGCCAGCATCTTGCTGCAGTTTGGCGTAAACACTGCCTTAGGCGGCATCCCTGGGCTTTCAGCATTCTTCCCGCAAAGGGCAGCCGGTGGACCTGTTACAGGCGGCAAGCCTTATATGGTTGGCGAAAAAGGCCCTGAGCTTTTTGTTCCTAACTCTTCTGGCAACATCGTTCCAAACAACAAACTTGGTGGCGGAGCGAATGTCGTTGTCAACGTTGATGCCAAGGGCACTTCTGCGTCAGGCGACAGCGCAGCAGGTAAACAGCTTGGCGGGTTGATTGGAGCGGCAGTACAGTCGGAGATAGTTAAGCAACAGCGACCTGGAGGCTTGCTTGCACGCTAATGAGTAGCACTTTTCCTGATTTTGATCCCGCTCCAGGGATGACAAAGCAGAGCGCTCCGCAAGTGCGTTCTATTCAGTTTGGGAGCGGTTACAGCCAGCGAGCAACCTTTGGTGTCAATCAAAACCCAAAGTCCTATAACTTGACGTTTCGCGTGTCAGAGTCAGAAGCTGACACGATTGAAGCTTTTCTCGACGCAAGAGGCGGCGTTGAGTCTTTTAACTACACACCACCTGGAGAGGCATCAAGCAGCAAGTTTGTTTGCTCGGAATGGACGAAAACAATCCCATTTGTTGATCGAGCGGAAATTTCTACAACGTTTGTTCAGGTATTTGAGACCTAATGGCTTATCCCTACGTCCTGCATAAATGGGAAGCGGAAAAGCTTTATGAGGCTGGCGATGTTGTACGCGCCAATCCAGCGAAAGGCAACACCCTTGCCTTTAAATGTATTGTTGGCGGCACATCAGATACAGCAGATGTTTATGCAAATTTTCCCAATGAAGAGCCAGCATTTCCATTCAAGATCACGCAGACGTTAATTGACGGTGACGTCACTTGGGAAGCTTTTGAGCCTTTAGCGGAAGAGCTTTTAAAGCTTGCACCCACAGCTGTTATTGATTTGTTTGAGGTTGAATTAACGGAAGCTGTAAATGGTGTTGACGACACTTTGCGTTATCACGCAGGCAAGAACGGATTAACTGAGGATCTTAAGTTCAATAGCGTGACGTATTCCGCAGTACCGGTAGAGGTTGACGGTTTTGAATTTTCTGCAAAGGGAACATTACCGCGACCGACAATGCGAATTGCTAACGTCAACAATGCGATAACTAACTTGATTGCGCTATACAATCCTTTAGCGGCAAAAGTCAAAAGGATTCGTACGTTTGCTAAATTTATTGACACTACAAACTATGGACAAGCGTTTTCTTTTTCTGAAGAGTCGGACATAACCGACACCCTTGTAACGCAAGGCGCTGATACGTTTATCATGGAAACGTTTAACGATACGGCTGATCCAGACGCCAAAATTGTTGAAACATGGTACATCGATCGAATTGCTTCTGAAAACCAGCAATTTGTCGAGTTTGAGTTAAGTCCTAAGCTTGATTTGATAAACGTAGGCATTCCTAGGCGCACAATTGAAGAGTTTTGCCCGTGGCAATACCGTGGTTCAGAATGCGGTTATGTTGGCGGCCAATGTTTTACGATCAATGATCAACCCATAACTACTGGAACGGATCAAGAAAAGCGGAATGCTGATGTCTGCGGCAAGCGTTTGTCTAGCTGTCAGGCAAGATTTGGCAAGCAAAATGAATTGCCTTTTGGTGGATTTTATGGCGCAAGACTTCAGGCTTAAAGCAGCTAAGCACGCTGAGCTTGAGCATCCAAAAGAGGCAGCAGGTCTTGTCGTTAACGGAAGTTATTTTCCTTGCAGGAACATCGCTGACGATCCAGAAAATAGTTTTGTCATTGATCCTGTTGATTATGCGCGAGCAATGGCATTAGGAGCGATTGAAGCAATTGTGCATTCGCATCCTCAAGGCACTCCAATTAGTCATTATGACTATAGGGCCTGTATGCAAACTAAAATTAGGTGGTACGTCTATTCTGTTCCAAGCAAAGAATGGTGGACTATAAAGCCATAGTCGGGAAGGAGTGGAAGTATGGCACGCAAGATTGCTATGAAGTGCTGCGCCAGTATTACGCTCTTTTGGGCGTCATGCTGCCACATTTTGAGCGACCCAAGAATTTAGAAACAACGGACAGCATCTTTTTGCGTCACGCAAAGGCACTGGATTTTGAGCGGGTAGAGGCAGACGAACGAGAGGAAGGCGACGTTTTGCTAATGCGTCTTGGCACTAGAACACCAATGCACGCTGCGATCTACCTGTCTGGTGATCGAATTTTGCATCAACGGATCAATAGCATCAGTGCGATTGAGCCCTTCAGACGGTATTATCGTGAAAGGTTAGTGGCTGTGTATCGTCATGCAACTTGTCTTGCTGGCAGGTGAGCTTGGCGAAAGGTACGGCACCAAGCACGAGTATTACAACCTGCAGACGCCAGCTGATGCAATCAAGCTGTTGTGCATTAACTATCCAGCGCTCAAGCAGGAGTTAATTGAAGCGCACCATAACGGCATTGGATACAAGGTGATCCAAGGTGGTGCGGCAATGGGATACGACGAATTGTTGTTGCCGTTTGGCAGTAAGCCGTTATTGGTTGTGCCTGTCATTTCAGGTTCAGGTGGCGGACCAACAACGCAGATTTTGATTGGCGTTGGATTGGTTGCTGCGTCATTTTTGCTGCCTGGCGCTGGATTGTTTGGCACGACTAGCCTTTTTGGTGTTAGCGCCTCTGGCAGCTCTATTCTTGGTGGAGCCTTTGCCGGTTCAATTACGGGCTTGATTGGAGGCAGTGCTCTTGGCACAGCAATTGGCACCGGCTTGAGTGCTATTGGCGCAAGCTTAATTTTATCTGGAACGGCAAGTCTTATTTCGCCACAGCCACAGCTGCCAAATTTAAGTGGCAACAGAATTAAAGGTGATGGAACAAGCGTAAGAGGCACCGGCCCAGATGGCGTTACTCGCGGAAATTCAGGCGTTCAGTCTTATGCGTTTACCGGACCGGCAAACACTGCTGGAACGGGCGCGACGCTTCCAGTAATTTACGGCCAAGTTGTTACAGGTAGTCATTTAGTGGCTGTAAATTTAGACGTTAGTGATGATTCAGATCCGTTGCAAACGGCAACGCAAGCTGCAAGTCGCAAAACCTTAAAGGTAAACGGCGAAGAGATGACGAGAGAACTTGAAAGCCTTGGGGGCTTAGACACTAAACGAGGCGTTATTAAGGTCAATACAACAGATGAAGACAAGAAAATTAAAATTAACAACGCAACGTTTGGGGTTAACAAAACGCTTGAAGCCGGAAGTTCTATCAGCAACGACAGCCTTGAGTACAAAAGCAGTTCGGATAAAAGAAAAAAGGTTGATGTTTTGTTCAAGGTAGACAATGGAATTTATGATTATGTTGGCGCTGTTGGCACAACAAAAATTGATGGGTTTATCACTTATGAAATACAGGCTGAGGTGACGCTAAGCGGTGAAGACGTTGTTGTTGCTTCGGCACGGGCGACAATTCAGGGCCTTGTTAATGAAAGCCAGAATTTTTCATACGGCCATCGCATAGAAATCCCAAAGGTCAAAAAAGGAAAAAAAGTTAGAATACGTGTTGAGATCATCGACGCCGAGGTTCACTCTGGAGCAACGCTTCAAGTCACGGCGTACGGTTACAAGTTATTGGATGAGAACTGATCATGCCTCTTAATTCAAAGACCAATCTCAAGCTGATCGACGCCTTATGCGAAGGACCAATTGATGGATTGGTAAGCGGCCGAAATAGTGTTTTTCTAAATGAAACCAAGGTTACTCGTGAGCAACAAAAAGTAGAAGAAGCCGTTTCTTTTGCCACCAGAAGAGGAGTGCGCAAGCAAGGTTCTTTTGATGAAAGCAGCCTTCTTAGTGATGCCCAAACGACAATTATTGATGTCAATGAGCAGATTGGTAAAAATTACAGCGAAACCTTAAATGCAAACAATCGCGTTAAAGAACGGGATTACGGCGAAGGGCAGGTAGTGCGTGAAATCACTGATACTGATGCTGATTTTGTTCAACTTGTTTTCACTGTTCCTAAGCTTTACTGCGTAGCCCCAGAGGGTTTGGCGCGTGGTCAGCTTTTCTTTGCAAGGATAAAACTAGAGCTAAGTATTCAAGACAAAGACGGCAGCTATAACAAGGTCAACATTAAAGCAGAAGGGGCGATTGAAAGGAACATTATCAAAGGCATTTCAACTTCATCGTATCAGTTCAAGACGCAACCAATAAATCTTAAAAACAAGAAAGGAGAGAGAAAAGCTCCTTATCGAATTAGGGTAAAAAAACTTGCTTTTGGAAACACAGACGAGCAAAAAGAAAGAGCGTTTGAGATTAAATTTACCGACCTGGAAGACCTGCCTCAAAAAACATCTTTGGCAGATAAGCGTGCTGACACAATTTTCTGGACAAGCATTATTGTCGGCAAACGGTTTAAAACAAATTATCCGTTTACCGCTCTTGTTCATCTAAGCATTGACTCTGAAGAGTACAATACGTTGCCTGCTAGGGCTTATGAAGTGCGGGGGATGAAGGTAAAAATCCCATCAAATGCAACGCCTTTAGCTGACGGTAGTTTGTATTTTGGCGGCCTGCCTACAAGCGACAGTGACAGCACAAGCACTGTTCCGTTTGACGGCAGCTTGAAAGATGGGCGGTTCTACACAACATGCCCTGTTTGTTGTTTCTACGATTTGCTTACCAACAAAAGGTATGGCTGTGGTGATTTTATTGATGAATCAAATGTTAACTGGGTCGATTTAATTGAGATCGCAAAGTATTGCAATGAGACTGTCAGCACGCCTGAAGGCAAGGAACCGAGGTTTGCAATCAATACTGTCCTTGGCTCGCAAGCAGAGGCTTACAACGTCTTGCAGGACATGGCGAGCGTTTTTCGTGGGATGCTTTTCTGGAAAGCAGACAACGTACAGATTGCAGCAGATCATGGCGAATTAGGCTACCAAAACGTTGAAGCCATCCACGCTTTTAGCAATTCAAATGTTGTTAATGGCAGCTTTGCTTACAGTGGATCATCTTTAAAAACACGAAGTACAAGAGTTCGCGTCAGGTATAACGATCCAGAAAATTTCTACAAACCAAACTTTATTATTATTGAAGACAAGGCATTAATTGAGAAATACGGCATCCAGGAAAAAAGCGTTGTTGCGTTTGGTTGCACGTCTAAATATCAAGCGCAGCGCATGGGGCGTTGGATTATGGAGTCTGAAAAGCTTCACGACGAAACAGTTTCTTTTTCTGTTGGTCTTGAAGGCTTGAACGTTTTACCGGGTCAAGTGTTCGAGGTGTCTGATGAAATGCGATCAGCCGTGCGTCTGGCTGGTCGAATTGTCGGAGCAACCAAAAGCTTTGTTGACATTGATCAAACAGCAACGTTGCCGTCTGGGTCAAACAACAGATTGACGGTAACGATGAGAGATGGAACGTTAGAAACACGAGGCATCTCAAGCGTTAGCGGCAGCAGGATTCAGCTGGTTTCTGATTTTACGCAAGATCCACCAGACGATGCGTTATATGCAATTAGGAACGACAGCAACGTTCTAAACAAGTATCGTTGTTTAACAGTCGCTGAAGGTGAAGGCGGTGTTTATAGCGTTGTTGGCGTCAAGCATGTTGACGGAATTTATGCAATTGTTGAAGAGGAAACAGGAGATCCAGCACTTAGTGATTTGTTTTCTTGGAGCGCTGATCCGTCTGCGCCGCAGAATCTACAAATTACGTTCCAGCAAATTGCTGATGGACGTAATACGACAAACCGCGCCACAATTTCATGGACAAGAGGACTTACGGGTCCAGTCTCTGAATTTAGGGTTCGCTATAAAATTGGTGATGGCAATTGGGTTGGTCAGTTTACTGAGAACAACTCAATTGATGTCAACAGCAATTTGGCAGTTGGCACACGTCTTTATGCAGAGGTGCAGGCAATTGGCCCTGAACCAGATCGCAAAAGATCAGCTGTTACGACAGCAGATCGTGTTGTCCCAGTTGCCGGAACTAGCGACACTGTTGATGGTATAGCCATTGTTAATCTTCCGCCAGATCCTGAAGACGTAACGATTGAAGCTTTAGGCGAGGACCAAGTTGTATTGCAATGGTCTTCGACGGCAAGCGGTCAAAACCTAGACAGCTTTGTCGCTGTTATTAGGCATTCAGGCAAGACG